CGCGCTTGTTGAAGCCGAAGGTCATCAGAGCGGAGGCGCGGTACCGCGTCAGGCCAAAGTCATGGCGGCATTCGGGCGGCAGATACTGCAGCTGCTTCTCGGTCGGCGGCTGGCGCAGCCATGAACTGGTCTTGAAGGCGCTCTCGTCGGTCTCGTGGGTGTTCAGCCAGTCATCGGCCTGCGCGAGGCAGACCGTGCGCTCGCCCACGCCCAGCAGATGGGGGCGTTCGCCCTTGGCCCCGCCGATCGCGTACTAGACCCCGTCCAGCCAGAAGATGCCGCCCCAGGCGGCGAAGCCCGTGGCCATCAGCGCGTCGTCCGTGCCGTAGAGGTCGACCCACGCGAAGCTGGACCGCTTCAGCAGGTCGATCTCGGTCATCATGAAGCCCGAGAGCGGCGCGGCGGCCCCGCCTTCGCCCGCATCCAGATCCTCGCGCGGGAACGCCTCGCCACAGAGCGGGCATTCGGTGGCGGCCAGCGGGATATCGGCGCCGCAGCCGTGGCAGGACTTCGTCGGAGCCTCGCCCGATGCCGTCTTGCCGTCGAGATCAACGTCCTGTTCCAGTGTGCCGTGGATCAGGCTGGAGGTACCGAAATCCAGCACGACGCAGTCGGTCTTCACGATGCCAGGATGTTCCTCGGGATCGACGGTGCGCAGCCCGCGCCCGACCATCTGGATCATGGTGGACTTGTATGAGCTGGGCCGCAGCAGCACGACGCAGGATGTGGGCGGATGGTCCCAGCCCTCGGTCAGCACCGCCACGTTGACCACGACGCGGATGTCCCCCGCCGCGTAGTCGGCGAGGATCGCCTTGCGGGTTTCTGCTGCCAGGTCGCCATGGATCAGGGCTGCGGACACGCCAGCTGCCCTGAACGCGTCGGTGACATGCTCGGCGTGCGCGACGGTGGAGCAGAACACCACGGTCTGCCGGTCGCCTGCCTTCTCCTTCCAGTGGCGGATCACCTCGTCGGTGACGGGCGCGCGGTCCATGATGCCCGCCACTTCCGCCATGTCGAAATCCGACATGGTCTTGCGGACCGAGCGCAGTTCGTCCTGCACGCCCACGTCGATGACAAAGGTGCGCGGCGGCACAAGGTGGCCCGAGGCGATCAGCTCGCCCAGCCGCACCTGATCAGCGACATTGTCGAAGACCTCGCGCAGACCCTTCCTGTCGCCCCGGTTCGGCGTCGCCGTGACCCCGAAGATGCGGGCGTCGGGATTGGCCGCGCGTACCCGGTCGATGATTCGGCGATAGCTGTCGGCGACGGCATGGTGCGCCTCGTCGACGACCAGCAGGTCGAGACGCGGCATGTCGGCGAGGTTGGACGCTCGCGCCAGCGTCGGCACCATGGCGAAGGCGACCTGGCCGTTCCACGATTTCTCGGTGGCATCGATGACCGAGGTGGCGACGCCCTGCACCACACGCTGGAACTTGGCGCGGTTCTGCGCGGTCAGCTCGTCGCGGTGTGCCAGCACGCAGGCCTTGGCGCCGTCGCCGATCATTTCGCCGGTGACCGCCGAGAGCATGATGGTCTTGCCCGCGCCGGTGGGCGCCACGCCCAGCGTGTTGCCGCGGGAGGCGAGCGCAGCAACGCTGCGCTCGACGAAGGTCTTCTGGCGGGGGCGCAGGCGCATGGCCGGTCTCCCCCTTACTGCGCCCAGCTCGGCCGACCGGCGAACCCGGGGGCGGACGCGGGCTGGCCGGGCTGATGTGCCGGTGCCGCAGAGGCGGTCTGCTGCGGGGCATGCCCGGCTGCGCCCTGTCCGCCGAACTGCAGCGCCGCAGTCCCCATGACCTGCGCGTAATCGCGGTGATCGGGCGTGACCGCGCTGCGGATCTCGTTCTTGTCGTCGCCGCTGGCGTCGGTGCCGATGTCGATGCGGGCGATGAACTCGATACCGTCGAGATCGGCAAAGCCGTTGATCCGCCGCGCCGCCTGCGCCTCGGCCGACATGTCCTTGTCGGAAATCCCGCGCGCCGAGTTCAGCATGCCGCGCACGAGACTGCGGCCCATGTTGGCCCAGTCGGGCCCCTTCGGGCTGTAGAGCCCGATCAGGGTGAAGATCTTGCGCCGGGCGTACTGGCCCTCGGTCACCGTGAACTCGCCGTTGAGGTACACCGCACCCGTCGAGCCGCGCGTGGCATAGCCGCCCGTCCAGCCCTGCGAGGCATCGTCGAAACCGCCGGGACGGATGGTCAGGCGCACCTTGGCCAGCGTGCCCTTGGGGATCAGGTTGGTGTTGCTCTGCGCGTCGTTGAAATCGTTCCAGGAACCCATGGGGAACCTCCTTTTCTGATCAGGATTGCGGTTGGGATTGGGCGTCAGCCGCCGAATCGGCGGGTGGCGGGGTGTAGGTCAGGCGCTTGGGCGCTGGCGCGACAGGGGCGCGGATTTTCGCCATGAGGCGGCCGAGGTGAGGCTCCTCGACCTGATCCAGACGGCCCGAGCGGTCCTTGGCCGGAAAGCCCCATGGGTTGATCGTCTGGCAGACGAAGGCGCGATAGGGATCGCCATCGGCCTTCAGCTCCGCCATGGTGATCACCTCGTCGACGATCCCCGGCAGCTCCAACCCGGTCTTCGAGCCGTCGATCTGCGGCTGGAACACCTTGCGATTGAAGTCGTCGAGCTTCTCGTCGAGGATCCCGACGAACCAGACGTTCTTGACCCGCGTGTGCTGCAGGTGCGTCAACCAGCCGATCATCTCGCGGCCGTGCAGCCCGTAGGCCCCGCGCACGTCCGGCTTGCCGGTCTTCTCCGACAGCGCCTCGGGCTGGCCCTTGCACCAGCCGAAGCAAAGCCGCCCCGCCACGGTGATCGAGTCCACAAAGATCGTGTCGTAGCGGTCGAGCGCGGCCGGATCGCCGAAGCGGTCGCAGACCGCCTTGTAATGCGCGGGGCTGTAGGACTGCTCGTCGCGCAGCGCCGGGTTCGGGCCGCCGATGAACACCGCGAAATCCCGGCATTCCGTCCAGGTTCGCGGCCGGATGCTGTCGCCCGCCCAGCCCTCGATGGCGAGATCGCCCGCCTCGAGGTCCATGAACAGGGTGGTCGATGCGTTCAGCGTCCAGAGGAGCGAGGTCTTCCCGATGCCGGATTTGCCGAAGATGCAGCCCTTGATCCCACGCGGCTCGGCCAACCGCTGGTCGGCGCTGATGATCGGAAGGCTCATTGGTCGGCCCCCTGCGGGACGATCTCGATCTTCAGCGTGCCGGGCCGGACGGTGCGCGCGGGCTCGAACCCGGCACGGACCGCATCGGGCCAGGCGGCGTATTTGCGCTCGGGCACCTTGAACGCGATGTCGACATACTGGGCGGGATCGTCCCCGGCGGCGCGGATGCGCTCGACCATGGCGGCGAGGCGATCCTGGTCCCAATCCACCCGCTTCGGCAGATCGGCGACCACGGTGAAATCGCCGTCGTCGAAGCGGATCGTGCCGGTGTCCTTGCCCGCCGCCTGCCGTTCCTCGGCGGCGCGGGTGGCGTAGCGGACCGTCAGCGCGCCATCGAGGCGGGCCTTCGCGGCCTTGTCGCGCTTGATGCGCTCGTCGACATCGCGCTGCAGGATGGCCAGCAACTCGACGGGCAGCTGGGCGATGTCCTGCAGGCCGAGGCCCGGCAGGTCGTCGACGGTGGGGGTGTTCGCGGGGAACGGCATGTAAGGGTCTCCATGATCGGCAAAAAGGGTTTGGAAGGCGGTCATCACGCGGCCTCCTGCTCAGCCAGCAGGAGCGCGGACAGCGAGACGGCCGCGGCCTTCGGTTTGGGGCGGGCGACGGCGATGTAGGCGAACTGGTCGGGGCCCGTGCGCTCCTGCACCAGGTGCACGAGGCCCTGTTCAGCGGCCCAGAAGGCGCGCGACCCGAGCCGTGCCAGTTCCCCGCGCTGCTGATCCGGCAACCGGGCGAACATCGGGAAGATGTCGAGAACCAGAAACCCGCGATGGTATTCGAGCCGGTCGCCCGGCATGGCCTGCGCCACCCAGGCGCAGAACTCGATCTCGGTGAGCGGTCGGCGGGCGCGGACCGTGATGAAGGGGGTGGTGCCCATGAACATGATCTCCTCCTTTCGCCTCTACTCAGGCCGCCGCGAGATCGTCCCAGGCGGGACCGAGACCGTGGGCGGTGAGCACGTGGCGGAGATCAGCGAGGCGGCGGTAGAGCGCGGACCGGCTCCCGAAACCCTCGGCCGCCAGCGCGGTGACGGGGCGATGCGCCAGCGCCGCGCAGAACCGGCGATCCTCGGCAGGGAGCCGCGCGAGGGCGGTTTCCATGGTGTGGCAAAGTTCGGTGACAGCGGCGGCGCAGCAGGTCTGGCCGTGCCAAGCGGCAAGCCCGTCGTCCTCGGTCAGCGTGTCGCCGACCGGATCGCGGGTTCCGGCCAAGGGCACCTCGAGCGAGAGCAACGACCCACCATGCGCGCGGCGCTGGCGGTAATGGCGCATCGCGATCCGCGAGGACTGGTTGCGCAGGACGATGTTGGCGAAGGCGCCGATGGTGCCACGCGAGGGATCGTAGGCGGGCAAGCGGCGCAGCAGATCGACCAGGAGGTCCTGGCCCAGATCCTCGCGCTCGCAGAGCGGCAGGCTCAGCTTGCGCCGGAGCCGCTGTGCCGCCGCATCGGCCTCCTGGATGATGGTTTCAATGTCGTCGGGGGAGAGTTCGATCTGCATCGTTGTGCGCCTTGGTCATCGTTTCTGATGAACCCAAGGTGCCGGATGCCGTCGGCGCGCAGGTGGGAACGGAGTGGGAATGAAGTGGGGGGGGTGGTGGGTCTGGCCGTCTTCAGCAGGCGGCCGGGCAGAACGAAGCTTCGCCTTTGATGGCTGGTTTCGGATTCTTACCCGAGTTAACTGTCGAGGCGAACGCAACGAGAGTCAGTTGTGGCGCTCGTCATTTCGATCTACCCAAGTGACTGGTCGCGCGAAATCCAACGAAAGCGCCTTCTGTCATCGACGGGCGCGGAGAGTCGTTTCCGATCAGATCGTTTTGAGTGACCTGATTGTCTGAGTTTTACATGGGCCAAGCGAAGCAGAAGCGGCGACTCCGTGAAGAACGCCAAGGACTTAGCCGCGCAATGTCGCAGGCGCGCTTCAACGTGTTCGCCATCGGCACGAGGATGTCACCGACCCGGTATATGTCCGAGGAGATTTCTTACTGGAGCGACCAAGATGAGCGCATCTTGGGCCTCGTTTTCCGTGATACCACTGATGACGATTATGGTTGGATCCTTCTGGCCCGGGACCGCCTCGGACGTTTTAGAAGCGTCGACCTCGCCGTTAGCCTTCGCTCTCCTGAGTACGCTACGGTTGGTCTCAGGCAGCGCATCGCAAAGGCAGTTGAGGACGGCGACTTTGACGCCCTCGGTCATCAGGACGATGAGACCAATTACGCAACGAACCTGCTCGACGTGCCACCAGGCACGAATCCCGACAAACTCCACCCGCATTTTCGGGTGCTTCTCGATGAGCCTAGCCGCGCACCGGCCCGTGCCGTCTTGAAGGAAATCGGCCCCTGGCTGACGCCGAGCGATCCTCACTTCGTGAGCGAGTTTCAGTTTAAGCAATTCGACCAGCGCCTTTGGGAGATCTACCTATGGTCGGCGCTGCGCGAGATGGGCTTCGACATCACCCAGCCTGAGGCGCCCGATTTCCTTTGCCGCGCTCCGGGGATTGAGTTTACGGCCGAGGCGACCACGGTTACGGCGTCCACTTCCGGTGCCCTGATGAACCACCCTGATCCAAAGACTCCAGAGGAGATGCGCGCCTTCCTAGCCGACTACATGCCGATGAAGTTCGGCTCGAGCCTCACAAGCAAGCTCAACAAGAAGAATGCGGCCGGTGAGAGCTACTGGGAGCGTGGCGAAACAGCGGGAAAACCCTTCGTCCTCGCTATCGCAGACTTTCACAAGTCGGGTGGCGTCGGAGACCGCGAGGGAGGATCAATGCCATACACACAGTCGGCGATCTTTCCATGGTCGTGTCGCGAATGCTGTGGAAATTGCCTGGCAGCGCGCTCCGGACATGTGA